GTTTCCCAGTCACGATCCGTCGGGCGGTGGGGCAGGCGCATCGAACTCAATCGCCTCACCATCCATAGAATCGTAGCCAGCTTGCGGGTCTTGTTGCGATGCACCTCTACCAACCGCTATGCCCATACGTTGTGGTGTTGGGTCAACATGGTCGAACCCCAACGCACGTTTTACCTCTGCCCTTGCAAACTTATCATGTTGAGCGTTTAGGTCTTCCCTGTTTCTATAGGGTGCGGTTGGTATAGCAGTGGGTTTACCTCTAGCTAGACGCTCTTTCTCCTCGTCACTAAGTGTACGCACATCAACATTGTTTTGGTTTTGCATCGATTAGGTTCCAAAGTTTGTAGTATCGGGAATTCCCTGCGGGTCTGCTTCGTGTTGCATTGTACGCATTTCGTCCTCCACTTTCCTACGTTTTATTTCCGCTAGCATTTTTAACTCACGAGGTGAGTATTGGTTGCCAGTACCTCTAGTCGGTATGGCCGTTGTGTTTGCTGCTTGTGATTGAGTAGGTGGAGGTTTACGCTCCATGAACTCACTAAATATACTAAGCAGGGAAGAAGGAACTCCTACTTTACGGTGATTAGATTTATAGGTGCCGTTAGATATCAGCCCCGTATACGCCTCTAAGTTGCCATCTTCGGTAGGTTTTATATTCAACACACGGTTGTTACCAAGGGTTATAAGTACACCACTTCCAAATGGTTTAATTACGTCCCCGACATCCTTACCATCCTTCGCCATAATCTGGCCGGCCGCTCCAATAATACCCTCATAGGTTGTACCGAGTGAACCGCCGTTAGATGGCGATGGATTCAACCGCAAGAACTCACCTAGATTCTCCTGCCTAAGAACTGCAGTTTGTGCAGCATTAGTCATGTCATTAGTGACCTTATCTAAATCCGCTTTGGCTTTATCATACGCGACTAATTGCTCATCGTTTAAATCTGCCTCATCCATAAGGCCATCCAACACGTCACGTACATCAGCGTCAACACCCTTGCGGATATTTGTAGTTTGTAATTTGAATAGCTTATCCCTTGCTGTATCAGCCTTATCCATAGATTTCTGTAGCGTGTTTATCGCTGCGTCATTCCAACCAAGTCCTTTAGCGACTTTCTTGTTTAGCCTCCACATTTCTCTGGTGTGTTGGTTAGTGATGTTAAGGTAATCATTCGCTACTCGCATTGGTGCAAGGTCTGCATCAACACCAACTTTCCTTGCGTTCGCTTTTGTATGCTCAGTTAGCGCCGCTTGATAATCCAACTTGGATTCTGTTATCTTATCAAATACATCGTTAGCTAATTGCTGCGCTTTTGTAGCAGCTTTCGTATGTGTATTGCCAGCACGAGTTTTTTCTAAGTTGGCTTGGGCTTGTAGCATAGGGATTGACATTGCCCTAAATAACTCTGGACGCTCAGTAAACTTAGACATCATATCTCGAATCTGCTGTCCGTTCTGGATAATAGTACCCCCAGTTCCTGTACCTGCAGGTCCTCGGTGGTCATCTTCTTCTACTACCCCGCGCACTACCAACCCTTTAGGTGAAGGCATAAACTCAAGGCGTGTGTTGTTAGGCATCATCGCATAGGCGGCCTTCATAACATCACTTGCTTGGTCTAACCTACCTGCATCCGCTAACATGGCGGCTTTGTTCATACCCCCCTGAAATTTTTGAAACATTTTCATTGAGGTCTGGTCTAAAAACTTACGGCGTTGGTCAGGGTCTAGGTCGAGGGTAGATAGTTTTTGCGTAATGTACTGTGAAAAATCCTGCGTGGTCGGCACTGCAGTATCAGTAGGTGCAGAGTTAGGTGTGGGTATAGCGCCGGAATCCACCGCGTTATCTATCTCCCCAAGCCCCGCCCGTATTTTAGCAGCGCGGTCCCTATCCTCCTCCTCATTGATACCCTTACGAATTCTATCGAATGCACCAGCCGAGTTAGCAAATGCGCCTGATAAGTTAAATGCCATAACGATTACCTCCTAGTGGCACACCCTGTTTCGATGGAGGCGTAACAGGTGCTGCGTCAATCTCTTGTATCATAGCGTCACGTTCAGCATAACGATTCTTAGCCTTGTGTGCTTGGATAGCATCGCCCTTTTGCTCCAGTAATTTATCGAAGAAGTCGGTACCTTTGCGGCGCACTACTTCTGCGGGTATAACGTACTCCCCATCACTTAAGCTCGCGGGTATTAAATCCTCTTTTGGTCCGCCCGGACCATCGACTTCGCCGCCATCATTGTACATACGTACATACCCACCATCCCTGTATTGGTACATTTGGCTTGGTGCGGCATCAGTCAACATACCAGATGGTGGTTGTAGTGCCGGTAACGCTTGAGGCGTAGGTGCGGTTACGGGAGTATCTATTTCGGTAGGGTCGTCGGGCGCGTTAAGCATTTGGTCAAGGCTAACCATCTTACTAAATGCCTTAGACATGCTGCCGCCTCCAAACGAGGCGAGCGCCTTAGCGCGGTTATGGCGCTTATGGAACTCTTCGTTAGTTTCTACCGGACCGCCATCAGCATACTTCTTGGACATTTCCCTGACAGCGCCTTCGAGTCTTGCTACCTTAGCGTTCAGGTCAATCCCCATTTGCTTACCCTTGGGAGAGTTAACCATAGTACGCACGGCAGGGTTTTCATCTTCTGCCAGTGTACCCATGTGTTTGCCCATAGGTTGTCCATACCCGTCCTTGTATTCATACTCGTAGTTCTTACCTTCTTTAACTTGCTTCAAAGACTCCTTATCAGGGATAGCCTTAATATTCTTCTTGGTCTTCTTGCTCGACATCGTAGCCCATGCACCAAGACCAGTACCTATAATGTCACCCATCATTTGGTTTCTCGAATTCGACAGGTTGAATTGGTTTTGCCATTGCGAGTTCTGTAAATTACCAGACTGGCCATAACCTGCAAGGGCTTGGTTCCCCCACTGCCCTGCGCCGTTAGCGATGTTGCTCTGTGTGCCGAGGGTGGAGTTCAAATTGCCCACCCCACTCGAACCGGCTTGTAACGCTAGGCCATAACTCTGTGCTGCTTGGGAAGGTAGACCACGACCGATGTTTATAGCATCTGCTCTTAGGGCACGGCCTTTATCACGTACGTTCTCGCGTCTAGTATTAGCGACAGATGCTGCACCTAATGATTCTGCGAGGCGGGATTGTTTATCAATGGCGGCACTACGAACTTGTGATGGGTCGATGCCCATACTAGCTAGACGCGCTTCTGCATTATTACGCTGGGCTTGGAACTGCGTGCGTACGTCAGCAACAGCTTTACCAGCTTCCGATTCCTGTCGCTCGATAGAATCGTATGAGGTAAAGTCCTCAATCAAATCATTCTCTATCGGCTGGAATATGTCTTGGTAGCGTTGCCTATCGTCCCTAGCCCATGCTTGGTTCTCGGCCATAGCATCCATCTGGACACCAAGTACCTGCTCAAGCACGTCCTGTTGTTGGCCCCATTGCTCACGAGCCCATGCTAATTGTTCCCGTTGCGTTTCTTGCGCTATACGAGCGACCGCTTCGCTTGATTCAGCTAAGCCGCTCATATCTGGTGGAGGTGGTGGTTCACTGCAACACATCAGGTCGTACCTCTTTAAAATAATGGATAGCTATTGGCGCATATCCCTGTGACGTCATCAATTTCTCTAGTGACTTACCTCCAATGGGAGACTTATCACTCATACCAATATAGGTTACGCCGAGTTTATATAATACACCCTCTGCATAACTGAGTAAATTCCTAGCAAGTTCGCCACCCCTATGTTCAGGGGTTATGTAGAACCAGTCTTCTTTGGCGATTCTTGTTCCGCGTACATGTACGTTAGGGCCAATGTAATACCCTAGATGTCCGACCATATTCTCTTCGTAGCGAATTGTAAATTCTAGTATAGCTCCTACTGATTCGTAATGTAGGACGCCCGTAGTATCTGGGTCAAAGGTATCGGGTAAGTATTTCGATTCAGTCTCAGCCCAATGGCTTTCCCATAACGACTCTACTTCATCTACATTTTCCGATATACGCTCTATCGCGTATGTGTAGTCCCCTATTGTTTCTGGTTTTAATTTCATTATAAATCCTTAGTACTGAAAAACTTTTTGAAGGTTAGTAATTTGGTTAGTATATATTCTCCTATACTCCCAATAGTTGTTATAGACGTTGTAGGTTCAGACCACACGGCTGTTGCTATAGCATCAATATCACTAGGCGTTACTCCAGAACCAGTATTCACTGTTATTATTTCAACCTGTGGAGGCTGGTAATCAATATTAACTGTTGTACTTGGACTTAAAGGAGTTCTATCAAAACAATCAATCCCGCTAAGACCATCATCAGTGATTATCTCGCCAATTACTTTAAGATTTTGGTCTGTATCAAAAGGAACAACTCGAGTTCCTTTCTCTAATCTAACTCTGCGCGGAGTAGATGAAGATGGTCCTGTTGGCTCATTTCCTTGTGAAATCATAAACACATCATAAGGCCGTAAAGTTTCATCCGTCCTACGCAATACACGCATTTCCTTATACATATCCATAGGCTGAAAATCAACGCCTACAGTATCAGCATGGAGGTACACGCGTCTATTGACCGCATCTATATTAGCAATAATTGTCATTGATCATCAATCTCTAAAACACCGTTAATCACTTGACCACCATGCTTGTCAATTATCCAAAGATAAGCGGCGTTAGCGACTAATGTAAATAGCTCAATACCATCAATAACACCATCGTCCCCCACACCAAGGTAATCCATTTGTATGGGAATAGACGAGGCACGTTCATAAATTCTATCAAAACCCCCAATAGTCTGTTTTATAGAGCCATCAGGGTTTGTTATGATTTTATCTATTTCAATAGCAATAAATGGGTCATCACCGACCACATCTATCGCTATCTTACGTGCTTTTAAGTAACTCATTATACGTTTGTTTCAACCGTTGGTGCACAACTAAACGCAACGGTTGTGGTACGTGTGACAGTGAATAAAGTTTTTGCTTGAGTAGCGCCACCATCACCCTCACAGAGATAAACACAATCCTTATCTGTACCTGCTGAACCGCCCACTGTATCGCCATCATAATCAAAGGCATCGATAATCTTGTTGTTACCATCTGCCGTACTTGCAAGCCCTTTGATTACTGAAGTATCAGATGCTTGAACTTCGACAGCACCAGCAGTATTGAACGCAGCAGCAAAGTAACAGTGATACCAAGCATTGGCGTCGGCTTTTGCTATTGACCCGACAGTAGCTTCGATAGATACAGAGAAAGGTCTAGTTTTAGTACCACCTACATCGTCTGTGAATACAACTCGCTGTTCATCAGATACAGGGACATTTTCAATAAACAAACCCTGCCCTGAAAATGGTGCATCAGTAACTATCTGTCCTGCGCCGTTATAGGAATACCATGTACCAACCCGCTTACCGTTAGTGACATTAGTGATATGGTCATTAATATCATCATCAGTTTGCGCAAGCGCATCTAAAAACGCAACGCATTCATCTAATGAACCAGATGCAGCATTGTTAAGAACCCATGTAAAATTACCATCGGCCTCGTTGAAGCCCGTTTCAACTTGTGGTGTATCAAGTTCCTCAAGTCCCATACTTGTCCAAGGCGCAATTTGCGCACCGCCATAAACATCAGCTAGTGTGTAGTTACCCGTTGTTAGGTGAGGTGTTTCTGATACCGCGAAACCCGCAAAATATTCACCAAGTTCTGTGATACCCAAATCAGTAGTTGATTCTTTACGGTCATAGTTTTGTCCAAAAGTTCTTACCGATACAGCCATATAAGTTCTACTGTCAAAATCTCCTGCACTTGCATCACTTGGCGTATTACCTGTAGAACCGAAAACTTGGATTAATTCATCAAAATTACCTGCCTTAGCAAAATCTACAGGGGCCCCACCTACGGACAGTTGTAAGTAAGGTTGGGAGGTAGGGAGTATTGAACCAAGACCTCTTGCACCCATAGATATTCTATCTGTACCACCGTCAGTTGCTAACTGTTTTACTCCTGAACCACGGATAATATCAATGTCTGCTTGTGTAGAAAATTTACGGGAGTTAACCAAGTTGAATGAACCAGCGAATTTGAAATTGGCATTTGTCCAACGCTCATAAGGACGTAGTGATTCATCAGAAGCACGTTCCCTATTTTCAAAAGCATATAATGCTTCCATACGAATACCATCTTGTTGCGATAACGGATTGGGGTCAGACGCGCCACCACCAACACTCGTTAAATCTAAGGTCGGAAGTTCTTCCACAGGAATTATTTCAAGCAGTCCGTTAGTCTTATCGAAGTAGATATTCCCGTCAGGCGTACCTGCTCTACCTTGTGTACTCTGAACCAATGTAGTCGCTTGATTCGTTAAGTCTATAATAGCCATTATTTTAGCCCTCTTTGACTAGTTTAAGTTCAGGAGTTTTGAAGGGACTCTCTGGGTCAAACCCTTTTAAATTCTGCTCTTTGGCAAAATCAATACCTGCATTAAATGCTTTCAATTCATATTTTCTTGCGAACTTAATTATCTGGAACATAAGTTCATCAGACACACCGGAAGGGAATTCTGCAAGAACTGCATCAGTAATGTTTTCCCTAACTAGCCAGTCTTGCTTAACACCATTATTTGTTAATTGGAACATATTTGCATTCTGTAATTGAATATAGTCTTTACTCATTAGTTTCTACCTGTGGTTGTAATGTAATTGATTGGTTAGTTGACTGTAAATTAAATGGTAAGTTAATCTCAACGTAACCCGTAGCTATATGCTGAATCCTTATACCGTTTATAGTTCCATTATGCGAGTAAGAAAAGAATGTACCTGCATTAGATTCCACTCCATCTAATTCAGTATTATACTGGCCATCGCCATCTATCTCATCATCGTAAATTCTAACTTCTGCACCATCAATAACCCCATTTATAATAAGTGTAGCAGGTCTAAGCACCGTAACTGTACCACCATACGGTGTGGCCACCTTACCGTCATCTATAATAGTGCCTGTAGCAGCAGTAAGTGTAAGCACATCAGAGCCTATGTATCTGATTTGTATGGAAACTCTATCATTAAAAGTAACATTATCCATAGTTAGAGAAAAATCACCATCGGTACATGATTGTACTTCTATAGAACAAGGCCAGTCAGGGAAGTTTGAGTTTGCTATAGCGTCAACAGCGAGTTGCATATTAGCTTGGGTGTCGCTAGAAATAGTCACCTCTGCGGGAGCGCCTTTCTCAAACAGTGTTTGCCTTATATCCAAAGTATTATCTAGACTTGTATTTGACCAACTATACCAATGAGCATACCAACAAGAGGTTGGTGATACAAACTCAATGACTGTTGCATCAACACCCCTGTCGTCCCCAACTTTTAAATCTTCTGTGCCTTCATGCCCCCAAGATATATTACCTGAATGCGTTGGGAAAACTGATACTTCCCAAGGATTTCCATTAGTTCGAGATTGGAAAACCCCATCAAGATGAACACCACATATACCACCTTTTTGCGTAGAAGAATTGAATTCACCTAGTATATGGTATGGCCTATTTGGAGTAAGAGCTATATCAAAAAATGCTTGGGCGTAGTCCCCATTGGCATCAGCAAACTGAAAAATCAAGTTGTTACCAAACCCTCCAAGTAACGCAAAGTTATTAACCTGAGCACCTTCCTCCCATATAACATAGAGGTTTTGTGATATGTTACTTAGCATTATCCAACCACCAACATATCTCCTATTGGCTGTAATTGTCACATTCATATCAGATTGGTCTGCGGGACTGATATACTCAGTCTGACTAGATATCAAGAAAGAGTGGGTATCGCCTTTTACTAACTGCGTAGTAGCATCAAAACCGGGCGAACCCCCAATAGAATTGTTAGCTGTGGCAGACTGAACTTCATCTATGTAAGTATTTTGGAAAGTCCAATAGTGGTCAGGGGCTAAAGTCATGTTCAAAACTGCTTCACGGTACGTTTCAGGGGGAGTTCCAACAACTACTGAAATACTGGCAACTGAACCTGAGTCCGTAGTTACAAATAAAAAACAATCAGTATCAGCAAGTGAGCCGGAAGTAACATCAAATTGAATGACTGTATCAGACCAAGAGTCTATATTAGTTTGATTTACTATAACCCCTGAATAATCGGAGTTCTGTACTAATTCCACTTTACCTGTTCCTTGTAAAGCCTCGAACCCACCAGAAGAATTTACCACAACATTTAACTGCGAGTTACCAATTGCATTATCGCCATCTACGTCTGAGATTGATAGCTTCAATGTGCCATCGATACCTGTTAGTTCTAAGACACCCCAATCTGCTCTAACATTGTTTCCCGAACGGTGGACCCAGTATTCAATTGTTCCAGAAGCAGCAGTTATCCTTGCAGATAGTCGTCCACGTGCATGAGCCGTACCCACACCAGAAGTATCTGAGAACCATTCTAAAGAAAGCTCGTCCAGAAGCGCACTTGTCGATGAACCAGAGGGCCATGTAGCATTAGTTGCATAAGTTCCATTACCTTCACTAATGTTAGTATTACTGTCGCGGTTTATTACAAAGGCAGGGTGAGATAAAACATGACAATACGCAACACCGTCATTTCTAGCATTAGAATCTTGTTGCAGTATAAATTGTGCCTGTGTTGTAGAATCGGGAACCCACACACCGAGGTTATCAGATATCCCAGTTTCAGAAGTATCACCTTCTAACGAACTTTCTATTATTATCGCATTACCCCAACTACCAACATCAAAGGCTAAACCATTTAGTCCAGTTGAGTCGGCGTTTAGAGTTATGGTTTCTGCCGTGGAATTATGACTAGCTGACCTTCCATGGCCTACTGAAAAATTAGCACCAACAAACTCAACTACGGTTATATAAACAACCAAGGTTCCAGTAGTTGCGCCCCTCTCCACCTGTATTGTGTCAGTAGCATCTATGTATACACTGACAGTTGAAGAATCATAATCATCCACGCTAGTTGCGTCTGTTTCAGAACCTGTCCAAAAGGGAATACATTTATTTCTATCTGATATACCGGTAACAACTTGAGAGGCAGCAGCACTACCCGAAGATAGAGTAATACTGTATCGACCCCTCACAATGAATTCATCTGGACCGCTAACTGCCCCAGTGTATCGCCAAACTTCACCAATTATCTTTTGGCTTGTCGTAGTATTCTGTCTAAATGAAATCTGATTTGTTGCGGATAGAAATGCAGCACCAGAACAAATATTTGGTGCTGAGTTACCAGTGCTAGCCGTAGGTCCAGATTGCTTATCTATCGATGTAGTTCGTCTAACAAATGCGTTGTTAAGTGAACCAACGTCATTAGAAAGTACATGCGTCTGCGTGTTAGTCGCAGTCACATCAACATCAAAACTTTCTACCTTAATAACACCCATTATTCATTAGTCTCAATTTCAGGGAACAGTGTCTCTGTTGAGTTAGAACTAGATAGACTAACTTTTTTTATAACTTCTTTATAACCGGAGGCAAGCATTTGTATCACAATGTCATTGGTGGACCCATCATGATTGAATGTAAAAGATGTTCCAACATTAGATTCGACGCCACTGAGTTCTGTATCGTATTGGTTGTTGGAATCAATTTCATCATCATAGATTCGAACCTCTGCGCCATTTATAATTCCGTTTATTGTTAAAGTAGCAGGGTTGACAAAGTTAATCGTTCCTCCTGCTGTAGTTGAGCCAATCGAAGCATTAGAACCGTTTGAATTAGTCCAAGTTAACGTACCTGTTCCATTGTATTGTACATGTATGCTAGCTAGTGGACTAAATGTAATGTTATCGGCAGTCAGACTAATAGAACCGGAAACATCAACTAATATACAAAGTGGAGAGTCTGGTCTAACAGTGGACGATATTGCATCTAATTCAAGTTGACTTGTTATTGTAACATCAGGAATAGCACCTTTCTCAAATAATTCTTCGCGGATTTGAGTGTCTGTGAGTTGAGCATTTGCTCCATCAAAGAAAGCCCATTGCGCATAATTACCATTAATGGGCGCAAGTAATATAACTGGTGTACCGCCAACGCCCACAACACCTGCTGGATCGCCAAACTCGCCCGCGCTTCTAGCGGTTAAAGTGGTGGCATCGGGCTGTCTATTAATTGGTTCAGCATTGAATTGTTTGACACCATCCACATAGCCACGCAACTCATTACCGAAACCATTACCTTCAAACACCATAGTTAGATGGTAAGCGCGGTCAACTGCTAAAGTAATATCGCTAAAAATTTGTAGTGTGAATGCAGGGTCGTTAACCTCGAACATTACAGTATTGCCCCAACTAAGAATTAATCTAAACGATTGTATTTCATTACCGTCCCCATAAATGCTTTTGGGCGGACTTTGAAGCCCAGTAGCTGAGAACCATCCACACACTGCTTTTCTACTTTGTGCAGCGTTATTAATTAGAGGGGTTGTAGGTAGTGTAATCCTATCGTTGACTCCATTTGTAGTCCAAGAACCTACCGAGTCTAAACACAAGTTTGGACCCGTGAATACTCCACCCGCATTAGTCCCATTGAGCGAACCTATAGAATCATTCGCATCTGTAGCTAGCTCATATCTGGCTACTGGGTTGAGAGCATCGATGTCTTGACTGTAAGTCATTAAACTTAGAACTCATATCCAACACTGATGAAATCCATTCCACCATTATTTGAGGATGACCCACCAGTGCTGAAATGCTTATAGTTGATTAAAAAGTTATCAATCCTATAGCCTACGCCTAGAACATAGGGCGTATTGCTATTCCAAGACGGTGTTTGGTTATGCCAGTAGCTCATTCCAAATAGCATTTCAAAATCTTTATACTTAACCAAACGTCCTAAATAGATGGCTTGATTAGCACTAGTTAATTCGCCACGCTTACATGGATTGCCTTCTTTACAGTCTAGTCTTAGCTGTAGCATGATTCCGACTTCATACTTATCATTGAATACTTCCTCAAATGATAAGTTTTCTGAATCATAATACTCGCCACCGACAAAGGTTGCTCCTGCTGAAAGATTGAACCTTGTAGCGCCTTTTGACTCTTTAGATAAAACAAAGAGGAATAGAAATATAAACACAATTATTGCTATTGTAGTGCCATTTTTCCACGGACTTCTGAATTTACCCATTTTAACAATCCCATATAGTTTTTGATTTTCGATTCTTCTTTTTAGCGTTATCTAAGGCCCGCTCATGCCAGTTCTTACTTTTCATGGATAGCAGTATCAGTTTTGTAAGTGCGTATCAACGAATTAAGCACTAACCCAAGCAACGCAAATGATTCAACAGACATGAAATTAGTTGTCACCCATGATTTAAACTCGGGAGACATAAGAATGCCCATCATGAGCGTAGCGCCTACAGTATTAAACCAGTTAGCAGTAGACCTAAAGAACGCTTTAGTTTTAGCTAAGAAATCATCCATTGTTATAGTCCTCTATACATTGAGTTAAATAATTGATAATTAAGTTTCGGTCTTTAATTGCTTTCAACGCAAGCTGAGTATTAGCCGCTAGGTTCTTATAGTATTGCTCTTCAATCCCTATAATTTTTCTACCATCTTCTGCTGTGGCAACCACCCATATAATCTTCTCCCAATCAGGCTTAGTTTGCTGCGGTGGTTCTGGACAGACTAGGATTTCCCGCTTGTATTCTACTACCGGAACTTTAATTTGTTTCGGCTTTGAACTCGTCATACACCCTGCCAGTAGCGCGGTTAGCATAACGAACAATAAGACTGGCTTTCTTGTCCATAAGTCTTTCAATACGTCCACACTCTTTGTCAAATACGGCGAGGGCATCATCTTTCTCCTGCTTTACGGCAATCAATTTGCCTTCTAATTTCTTTCTGTTCAGTATGGCATTATCGAATTCTTCACGCTGCTTTTGAATTTCTTCTGTAGCTTGGGATAACTGGACCCCTAGATCCTCATTGGCTTTATAAGCTAACTGTAAATGTAATTCCTTCTCCGACAATTCAGCTTGCATGGACGAATACTTGTACGTTATGTATGTAGCTGTAACAGTCAGGGAAATAAACAGCAAAACAATCATAGTAATTTTAGCTCTTTTAGACGTACTAAATGCGAAACCAAATACAGATTTTAAAACCGCTAATATAACATCAGGATTCATCATACTCACCTAGCTTTTGTTTTAGTAGTCTGACTTCAAGACGATGTCTTCGTATAGCAAGCGTTAAGAGTATGAGTGTTGATATAATGCCGACAATACTGGCTATCGTACCAACCTCCCAAGGTATGATATTGTTCGTGGTCGCCGCGCCTGCTGCAGTAGTCACTACACTACTAACTGCCGTTGCGGTCTTTGGGTTACTAACAATATCCTCAGATATACGCTGCATAAGATACGCTCGCCACATGTATGTAGTCCTTACTGCTCATTTTTTAAGTTGGAAATGCGGCATGTCTATGAAACCTTTCCAGTCACCGCCCCATGTTATGTCGATATTGTGGATGTTTGCCGCTGCCTTTATTACGTCAGCTACCTGCTCTAAGTGATAAGGGTCCCACGATGCTGCGCCATCTACATACGCATATACATCCACTGCGTTACCCGATTGGTGGTACGACTTGCGTTGGTACCCATCACACTTGGACTTACCCTCGTTAAATAGAGCGCGCTGTTCCTCTGCGGTACGAAGGCCCCCAGAACTAGGTATGCCAAAATCTATATCCGACATACTTATAGCCTCGTTAAATACTTTCTGTAGGTCGGGGTGGACCTTACTAAGTACTAGCTTGGAGCGCTTGGAAAATTCGTAATTCATAAATCACCCGTATGTAAGTGAGGCCCTATCGGTCCATACGTTAGTAAATGCGTTACTACTGTCGGCGTACAAAGTCGTAGTATCTCCATCGGCCGCTATAGTTATCTGCTTTATCTGCCATGCTGAATCACTATCGCCGGAACCTACTGCTGCCTTACCGGAATATATTAGCGTGTCGCCTACGAAATCTGTTCTCGTTGTATAGTCCACTTCATCATCCACCCACTCTGTATCATAATCTATATCGGTTGCTTTTTGTAGTACTTGTCCTGTAGTTCCCCCCGCAGGTACGCCTACACCGTCCTGTCCGTCCGCACCCGGACCTCCGGGTGGCCCTACTGTACCTGTGTCGGAGCTGGAGGACGTAGATACGACACCGGTAACAGGGTCTATAATACCTAATTCTACTAGGTCACGTACGGATATGAAGCTGTCCATGACATCCCCCCGCTGACGCGTCGCTATCTCAACAAGCTCCTTCATCGCGGCGATTGACTCCTCGACGGAGCCCTTATAAGGGTCCACTGGAGTTGGATAGATTGTGGCGTTTGACACCACATCCTCCCGCAGCTGTTTAATTCTTTGTGCTAAGACGTCAGACATTGCGTAGTTCCCGCGCAGTACTTGCTGCCTTTATCGATTGTATTGGGCGCTGTCCTTCTACTTCAAACATCCACCGTGTCGCACGGAATGAGCTTGGCAACCGGATTAGGTTTTCCGTAGTATTAACTGTACCCTCAAATTTGAGGTATTCAGTTCCCTCGATAATTACATATACTCGAAAGATAACATCGGGGGATACGCTCGTAGTATCTATATCAAATAACGGACTACCTGCCAAAGACAATCGGTTATCCGGTAGTCCCGTGCCCGTGTCGATTGGAGCGGCATCCCCTGCGACAGCGGTGCCTCCAATCGTATTTAACGGCGAAGCTATACGTACGTTGTTGTATGTCTGTTCATCACTACTAACCACACCTAAGTCGCTATCAACACCTTCAAATGTAATCCTAGCTGCACCTAAATTTATCGGTGTTGGGGTGACGTACTCTTTGCTCCTCCATGTATAAGTTAACGGGGCTGCGGACTCGGCATCCCAGTTATACAGAGCGGTGCCGGTAAACAATAGTATCTCCCCTGTATGGGTATTAGTCTGTACACCGACTACAGGCAAGTCGTTAGATATTTCAATGAATGCCGACATTGGCTCATTAGGGTCAAATATAAACCCCTGCGTATCGCCAAAGAACGCGATGTACTGGTTGTGGTACGATGATGCACGGATATTATCTGGGTTGTATTCATCCTGCCACTCATACTTAGATAGCAACTGTTTGGTTACTATAGAGGGGTTCGGGCCATTTACAAGAACAAGTCCGTTTGATGAAGCATACAGTACGCCATAGATGGTAGTAGCTATAGACTGCCTAGACAAACAGGGCTCTACCGAACTCGATGTCCGTAATGTAATTGAGGCAGGGTTCACCCCTACCCCAATAAATGGGGCGGCGTTTGTACAAGCGACTATGCTCTGTCCGAATACACCCATACCTACCACGTCATATTCTATGGCTTGTTGATAATTGTCCGGCCACGCATGAGGGCGGTATACCTCGGACATATAAATATTACGGCCGGACCACCCAACTAAAAACCCATTCGGCATAACAACAGCCCCCTCCAAATCAGAGGGGGGTTCAGTCCACGTGGTGGACTCTAGTAATGGCCCTTGCGTGGCCTCATAATCTGTAGATGTATCCGTATACGTGACTTGGTTGCCTACTGCCGGTATAGATAGCGTAGCTATACGGAAGTATGTAGCTGAGTTATACCCTGTCACACTTCGGTATATGTGGATACTGGTGATAGACCTGTCTGCCATTTCAGTTCTTGGGAATGAATCACTTCGTATCGTTACAATCCAGTCTCCACTAATCTCGCCCGAGGCTAATGTAGGTTCTGACGGGGCAGACTCTTCTCCGAACTCAGACACCAATGTATAAATGTAACTGCGGGATTCTATTAGCGTAGTATCGGGATTATCTGTAGTAGTCAGTGATGGTGGCTGTCGTGGTGAAGGTACACCTAAGTGTAACCACGGGTCTCCACTTATCAATCTAGCGGCGGTATTGTATTGCGGTACGCCCTCACCGAACTTATAGAACCTATCATAACTATCATTAAGTAGTGGTGATTGCAGTATATCCGCGTCTTTTGTAGTGGTCGTTTCTATATGCTGCGTACCGTCATTGAAACGTAATACGTGCGCTGCGGCTCCAGAGAGTCCACCAGCTATAGCGAGTGTACTTCGCAAGGCCCGTAACGTGCCAGAGAGTAGTCTAGCGTTAGTAGCTACAGAAGCATTGACTGCAGGTAGTAGCGCATCTGCTCTACGTGGGACCATGCCAGTGAATTGGTTTATGTTTATCGATGTCACTATTCACCGCCCGCATTACTTGTGAGATTAATACTTAGCGTTACTGGCCATGTCACTTCCACGCCATCGTCAGACTTCCTATGTATACTCAAATCAAAAGTAGCTGTGCGGCTAAAAGTACTCTCTCCATTATAATACGCCTGAAAAATAACTTGGGCAGACATATACTCTGGGACTGAACCTATGGGATAGTTACCGCCGTTGGACGTAGTATCCCCAGATGTTAAATCCATCTGAGTACCAGACCAATTGGACGTAGCTAAGTTTGGTCCATCTTTGACGTTAACGGTCAGTAATGAGGTACCCGACGTAACCTCTGACATTACACCAGACGGTCCCGTTAAAACTAAGTTAGTAACTAAAGCATAGTAACTATCGCCAGTACCTGCAGCGTTGGGAGAGAACCAATCTGCTACGTGAGTGAAAGACGTGCTGTGTCCTGTAGTAGTTGCGCCGTTGGGATTGCCGCCATCAAAGTGTCCACTACCCGTTACGACTAGGTTCGATGTCTTAATCCCATTAAAGGTACTTACCTGTACAGGACTGTGGGTTATACCCGTAGGGGTTACGAATCCGGGATTCGTCGCGCCTGTAGTGAATACTTGTTTGAAGTCTACCCCATCATGCACCCACATTTCCTGTATCTCCACTGGTTCAGATGGGTTGGGGTCTACTGGCTCTGTGAAATACCACAACTTCTGCACCTGTTGCGGTGCATCCAACGCGTCGTGGACCCAAAGCTCTATAGCCATTAATTATGTACCATAACAATATCACCATAGGCTCCCCCAGCGGGTTGGCCTGCGGTGGTGGTGATGGTTATTTTACCTATAGGTGCGCCATCTTGTATTTGGGCTACGCCTTCTATGTTTGCGTCCCCGCCTGCGTTTACGTCAGTAGTGGCATTAACTGACGCTCCTGCTGTCAAGCTGCCCGTAGTGGAGGCATCGTCGTCCGAGGGTAAAAACGCAGACGCATCAATAGCGTTTACATCCCACCGTTGAAAAGCCCCTGAGACATATATCATCAGTCGTTGGTTAGTAGAATCTACCCAAAGCATGTGGGACCATGGGTTTGCTGGTTCCGTATCGGAAATAACTACGCCAGAGAACTCCACGACATCGCCAGAATCCGCCATCTTGAACCACATGCGTGGCGCATCGCCGTGCTGTTTAAGGGTAGGTTCGCCTTCTACTACGTTAGCGGGGTTGGGCGCGCCATCACTTGCGTCGCTCGAACGCCTGAACTGTATTCGTGCCATTAGTATGTTCCTCCATCTACGTCACCAGATGCAGCTAGGGCTGCGAAAGTACCTGCCGTTATCCTACATTCTACCCTAGCTCCTGCGGCAAAGGCAAAAGGAGTAGTACTTTCCTCGGCGCGGGTAACTGTGAATGAGTCTCCGTTACGGTCAGTGGCATAGACTATTTCTCGATTGCCAAACGCATCCTCTATTACCAAGGGTGTCTGGTCCCCGACTCCGGGGGTGGCGAACGAACTACCATCTGCTACTGGGAGGTTAGTCTGTACTGCATCTATTGACGATGTTAGCGTCGTTGATGAGAAGTTAGTTAATACAAAAGCCATTACACATCCTCCACAGTTATTTCCAATTCATCTTCCCACAGTATATTAGTGTCATCTGGGATAGACGTTATCGTTATTCTATACGTGTTTCCATCTACGCCCCCGCCTACATAAAGGTACGCTTTAGTAACGCTAGTTGCGTCACCCGCGACGTCCTCGATTAACTGTACGGATGTCGTAATGGGTGGTACAGAATCAGGAGACGATGCGGTGATAACCGACGTAATATACTCGCCTGAGTCTAACGCTGCTTTAGAATAGTCTAGTTTAAACCTGCGTGTTTCCGACGGTTGTTTAGTTGTTCTACCTAATAACATTATACACCCCTAAAATAAATGCCGTGAATAAATCCATTCGCCCGAGATTGTCTTACCTGCATCTGCGGCGTTAAACCACAACGTACCATCATACAACATAGTTACTTCGCCGGCGGCAGGCGGTTGGGTAGGGTCGCTAACATATACAACGTCCACCCCATCTAGCTGTAGAGACATGCGTTCTGGTGTGTCCGTACAAAGCCCGAGGAATAAATCATCCTCAATCAACCCGTGGCCTGAGCCATTGGACCCGACATGTATGTAACGTCTACCAGTGAACGTAGTTGATAATTTCATATCGGTGAAGAACGCAAATGTCTCGTCCGCTGCAGTATCTCCTAATTGATAGAAGCGGGTTTTCATAGGGCATCCTATTACACCTGCTGTTGTAGGTACGTTGGGGCGAGAAAGCACTTCGACTCCGTTCAATTCCAAACTAAGTGTAGTGCCCGTGCGGATTAAAGACCACTCGTCATCTATTCCTGTTCCGTTGGCGGTGGTAATCGTACCCACAAGCGAACCATTCTCAGAGAATATAAAGGATTTTTCCACCCCGCCATCATCTAACTGGGAGTGCCAGATATTCACGCCGACAATACAATCTGTTCTGTCCGCACCGAGATACCCTGTCTGTACCATTTCACCTGATGTCATAAGTCCAATGAACCCAAACCCACCGACCGTAGTATCTGTCCATGTACTTGTTATAGCAGGATCGAATGCATCGCTGAATTTAAACTTAAATGTAAAGTCGCCTGTTATTTCGTGGTGGTGTGTAAGTCCTACCCAATCTGTCGTAGTCTGCGAGTTATCGGCCTGTGTGACTGTGGAGTTACCTCGCTTGGTATAGAATACCGGCGAATTTAATTTTATCGGCCGGTCGACCCAAACTTCATCGGTAGCAGGCACAGTGGTTGTACTGAATGTGTTACTAACGATATTCGGGAATACATAAGTTTTAGCGCCATCGAAGTTAACCGTAGTTGAGTCGTCTTTCAAAATACCGTCGAACATCCACACGTCATAATATTCATCTGTTAAATAATCCGAAGCAGTAGAAGTAGTATCCTCGAAACCCAGTTGTAATCCGTCTAAGAAGTCCTCGTTGGCAACATGGGTTGTTTTAGATGATGGGTTATCTTTCTCCCAAGCACTCCCATTCCATCCGTAAGAATGCCAGATATCAGGAAAGTCAAACAACTCGCCGCCGATTGACTCGTATCCCATACCATATACAGTAGTATTTACTGAAATTAAATCCGTAGTTGATCCGTACAATGTACAGGTTCTTGTATGGATATAGATACCATTGCCAATGTGGATGCCTCCATTAGCGCCAAATACCATCACAGTTGCACTTAGGTTATCGCGCATGAGTTTACGCCCAACGCCATCACCATGTAAGTTATAAGTATAAGTAGTTACTCCGACCTCCAATGTATCAAGGTTTCTGAGTACGAAGGGATAATCATCGGCTGAGACATTTGCCCCACCCATGATAAACTCTACACCATCGTCCCGATAAAAAATATTAACCGAGTGGGTAGAAACAGGGCCTCCTGCTTCCGATACTGATTGGTCGAGTACTGCTACACTACCTCCATAATCAAAAATCTGGGTTACGACAGTAGAAACCTGCCGCCTATCCACTCGGATTAATCTTCCCTTAGTAGAAAACCCTATCTTAACCTGGGCAAGAAGAGGGACCGAACCCGAATCCGCCGAGGTATCGTTATTTAAAGTCGCCTCGTCACTAGTAGGCGATGAACCCTCCAGTGACCACCATGTCGCTTCTTGTCCATAAAGCGCCGTTGGTATCGGTATATAAAACTGGTCAACGCCAGCCGCTTGCGTATCGCGCCTAAATATTCCGGCGGTAAAAGAAAAATCACCCCCACTCGTATGGCCTGTAATCAAGAACTGTGGGTCGGTAGACTCATTATACACGGTCCATGTTGTGCCACTATCATCGGACCAACACATTTCCGCGCCCATCAATGCCCATAGCTCGTCATTACGCCCAACCTGTACACCATAACATTTAGTATCGTCTACGGCGCTAGCATTGGTGAGTAGGCCTACAGCCGTTGTCGCGCCTAGTGGAGTACGTGTTATTTTCCATAGGCCGGTATTGCGGCAAGCGGCATAAATATTACCGGTACTATCATGGACTATCTGGGTTAGGTCAGTAGGGGAGAACGGGAAGGTGTGAGTAGAATCAAACAGTTCATACCCATAGTTAAGGTCGTGTATTACGAGGCCAGTGGCATTTGCCGTTATCCACTCAGGGTAAATATATTTAATGATAGGACGGAACGCAGCGACATTAGTGTCCGATGTGACGGTTACTGTAGTGGAAGCGGGGTCGATACCTGCCCCCGGTAGTGTTAAAGGTACATCACTATTTGCACCGAATTGATTGTTAGTAATCACTAGGGAGGAAGAGGAGTGGGTGTTTAGGTGGGATAAGGGTAATGCGAAAGATGCCCATAGGTTTCCTGCAGTTTGTGTAGTCGCTTTCTTGTATACTCGGTACGCTGCTGCGCCAGAGGCACCACCACTCGTAATATGTACACGATAACAGGACGCTAAACTATTATCTGCGGGTAACCACCCATTGTCATTAGCGGTTACTGCCCCCAAACCCAATGCTTGATTGGGGGTATCTGAGTAAGGTGACGAACTTATAGCTGCACGCGAATAGATATTTTGTACTTTAGAGTCCGTACTTTTTAGTAGTTTATGGTATGTCATAGGCGCAGAGTCTGTGGTATATAAGTAAGTACCGCCTATATGACACCCTACAATACTGTTTGTAGCCAGTTCCGATGCTGTAATAGTACACACACCACTTTGCGCATTGATGTCATAGAGACCGATGGTAGTAAGTGAGTTATACGCAGCGGGTAGGTCCGAAAGCGCACCTTTACCAAACGCATAAAGCGGGGTCCCTTCTGGGGCGTTGACGGGTGTAGAACAGAAATTACGCAAAACATACCTGTTAGAGACTGCGGTCCTAGAAGTAGACTGGTTGTTAAACATGGCTTGTATGTAATAATCGGTCGGGTCTTCTGCATTCATTAACCCTGTATAGCTTACTTCGATACGATATAAAACATCCAGAATCTCCGCGCTACCCTGAACACAGCCTGATGCGAACGGTGTGGTGCATATAACGTAAGGTGCTCCATTAGCTAGAGTAGCAGAGCCACCACCACAAAGTCCCGCACCCCAGACGGTTCTGTCACTCCCAGTAGGGTCGAACCGATAATGAAATAGGTAATAAGGTGGGTTCTGCCCATCATCTACATACTGATACCAATTAATAGAGGAATCGTAGGTACGTATTACATTATCGTTCCTTATTGATTCAGTATTAGCATAACTAACGGGGTTAGCACCACGGTGAAATGGCTTCATATAGATTACCCCACGGGCGTTACCGCCGCGTGGCATCGGACATTCTACATCAAGAATATCACCTACAGAATAAAGCGCGTATTGAGAGGTGGGGGTGAAGTCATTTTGTACTTCTGGATAAGTAGTGAACTCTCCATCAGGAACCCATTTACCGTTAATCTTCTTAGCGGGTGCAGTACGCACACTGACGAACCCTTTAATTTGTTTATCCACCTATGTTTCCTCCATTTAGTCGGGTAGCTACAACAGATGCAGCGATGGGTTTTGTAGTAACGACACTCGTTGCTAGTGTATCTGTTATAGTATCACATGTAATAGCGGAGTAGGATGTCTTAACAAACGACGATGAAACGCCACTAACTTTAGCATAATCAGAAGATAGCGTATCTGTAATCAGTTTTTTTACTGAGCCGAGGATGTCTCTAACAACAATAGGAGAAGTAATGTTACTATTTACTTTGGTATAATCTACTAATAAGTTAGAACGGATATGCTTCCCAAACGTATTAATATTGCGGGTAGATAGCTGGACTGTTCGAGAACGTACAACACCGCCGCCATAGAACTGAGCCTCAACATAATACCTACCTGCAGGTTGGATAGTTCTATGCAGTCCCAAAACCTCGGTATCGATATAAACCGGTATCCCCTGCTCAGTATATAATACGTATTGGATAAACGGTTTATTAAACGAAGGGGAATTGCCGAACGTAAACCATACCCTAGCAGGCTGTTCACCCGAGATATATTCTCCGTTATTATCTACTGCCTCGACCCCTATCAGTAACTCATCAGACGTTATTGAATTCTGATGTAATAGAGGCGATAACGTAGGTGCGATATTTGCTGTGAGGTTAGATTGTATCGTATCGGTTACAGTATAATCCTCGGATACCTCGACGCTAGTGTACCGGTCCACATACAGGCGGAATACGTGGTCGACTGTTTGTTCACGAATGAATGATAGCGTGAGGCCATCGGAAGATACGTTAAAATCTACCGTAGGCCCCGTTATCTGTTCCCACACAAAGCTATGGACTTCGGGGTCGGATACGGACGCAGTGATAACAATCAAGGCTCCACATACATCCACGATAGGGTCAGGTGTTTCTATCTCTGCCTGCGAGTAAATCGGTGGTGGGTATTGATTTATGTATCGTGAACGGTACGGCATTAGCGCGCCCGCTTAGGGATTATATACGTGGTTGTCTTCTTAGGAGCGTACGTTACTCGCCTACTTCCTATAGGAAATATAGCGGACTTCACTTTGAAAACGAAAGTTTGTTTCGTTATTACTGGGTAGTTCATATCTTACGCCCACGGAGGAAAAACCCAACTCGCATTGCCGCGTGAGAATCTAGCTAAGACTTCCTTACGGGCCATCAAAGTTTCGTTTTTGAATTTACGTTGTTCGCGTATCGCCTTGTTATCATTAGACCATGGGCGGTTTGGCCAATTCAAAAGCTCTGCAACCGTACCACATATAATCGATTGGCGGTGGTGTATCCATGTATCGTCTGGTACCAACGTATCGAAAGACTCTGGGATTAATGAAACGTCCACCAATAAATCCTTACCATTATCTATCTCTTCTGGCTGTGGAAATAACTGCATTGTACCTGAATCGTGCAGATAAAATCCTCTTGGTAATCCAGCTTGGGGGTCATCAATTGGCTCAACCGTGAGGGGGTTAATAACCCTTTCATCGTATATCACTCTAAGGACAGTGCCGACCATCGCCCCCTCTACTGTTGGTGCGAGGTATACGTAGGTCTTGGTGTTGTCTACAATGAATGGTAATCGTACTGTCCATGCGCGGGATTCCCTAAAGAATTGCTGGGCTGTATTAAATAACTGATTCTCTACGACACTGCGGGTGACTCCCGGCAATCGTAGCATAATGTCCTGTACCCAATCATCTAACTGTCTCATCGCATGGGTCTCCCTATAGCGTTAGAGAAAGATTTAAGTAATAGTGCTGCGCGGCCATCGACAGTGAACTCGTCGTCAATAAGTTCTAGGTTGCCTGCTATGTAATAAATGATTGGCTGTAGGAATGTATTGTCTAACGCAATTACTGTTGGGTCATCTATCGCCGCTGTTGGGGTTACTGTATCCTGCGGGTATGACGGTATTGCGTCGAGCCTATCGATAAACGCATCGGGCCTAAGCCGATACAAATCATAAAGCGATGTTTCTAACTGCTCATACAAATGGGCATCTGAATAGCGGTAAGGCGTATCGACATCATTGACAATACGCCTTACACGTAAGAATAGCTCTCCAACTAACACTAGGGTTTACCCCTTAGTCTTCTTGGCAGCTTTCTCTTTCTTAGCTGGTTTAGGTTCGTGTAATTCCCAGTCTTCGTGTTCCTCAAAGCGGAACGAATCTCCGACCATTACTACCCGACCATCCTTCTTGTTTTTAACACAAGGCATAGTATAACTCCAAAGTTATAGGTGGGGGTTATCCCCACCTAAGTTGGATTACTGCTTAACAATACCTACCGCAAGGCCAGTACCGTCAACAACTTTGTAACCATACACCTGTAGTCCTCGCATCATGTGCCCGAAGGTACGCTCTGCTCGGATGGTTTCGGTTTTAGTAACCTGCGACGCGAAGGTTAACCCATGTTGATGTCCTGCGAATACAGTCCACTCTAGGTTATCCCGTGGTAACAAGTTAGATACATAAACCGTAGTACGGTCAATCATACCAACACGTCCGTTACGCAAGATAGAGGTAGAGTCCCCTGCGATAGACGCGTCTTTCAACTCACCTGTTTTGATTCTGTTACAGAACCATGCAGGTAAGATAACGTAACGCCCAGTCTCTGGGATGTTCTGCTCGTCAAGCGCTTGGTTAAGGTCGACGATAAAGTCAACAGCGTTTCGGATACTGGTTGAACCATCGCCACCACCTGTCGCTAGGATTTGGGTAGCTGTAGTACCGGCACCTGCCGCTGCAACACCTAACTGCAAGCTACCTGAAATAGCGCCAGCGATATTACCTTGGTTTGATGCGTCAACATCAACAGCGATATTACCTAACACGTCAGTATCAATTTGAATCTTCATCTGCTCAGAAGCATCTTCTGCCCAGATATTCATCATATTGATATCGCTTTGTGTTTCCATAACATCATCAACAATCGCGTTCCAGTACTTACCTTTATCGATGTTCAGTGACACGATATTAGAAGTAGGACGCTGTACCGCTAGCTCTTGTCCAGCTTGGTAATCGTTGATAGTCAACGTAGGGCGAGTTCGGATATTAACTTGGTCGCCTTGGCTTTTAATCTCACCCTCATAATCAGTATTAGCCATTACGTTTAATACTGTGGTGTTGTAGAACTTCTCAATTAATTTAGAAGACCACAACGTAGGGATGAACGTGCCTGAATAGGCGGGAGACGGTGCGGCGGCACCATCATAATACTGCGACGCAGCAACTGTAAACGGCATGATTTAATTCCTCATTACATCGACATCCTTCGCTTTATCTCAGAGTTGGGTAATACCCGTCCTTCTTTGATGGCAGCGTTGATGTCTGCTTCTATCCTCGCGTACTCTTCCTGTCTATGGGTATAGAGTCCTTTACGAGAATCATCATAAAACTTCTTAATCTCTCCCTCGCTATACACAACCATCTTACCGCCAGTATCCTGTGCAGGGTTAGGCGCTGTTGACGGTGCTGCGAACTCAGTAAGGGTTGGATTCTCACTTTCTGTACTGTTAGGTTCAGTAGCGATTGTCTTCCCATACATAGAGAAAAACGAAGCAACTCGTGGAGCATTGAGTTGGGAGTATGCTTGCCCGATAAGGTCTTTGCGGGTACTGCCGCTTAGCTCATCGACTGCATCTAACCATTCTACAAAGCTTTCGTCTTGGTTAATTTCACGCCAGTTATCAACATTTTTATCGAGGTACGCATAAAATGCTTCCTCTTTGTTGGACTGGGATTCTTCATCCAGACTTTCTATGCGGTTACGGAGGTGCTGGTTCTCGTTGGCGAGGTGTGTCATCGTACTTGACATCTCTTCTTTCGCGGTTCTCTTCACTACGTCCAAGAACTCTTCCCCATATTCCTCTACTTCCGCTGATGTAATAAGGCGCTTATCCTCGGGAGGGTTCGCTTTATTAATTTCATTATTATCCATATCTTTCGGCTTTGCAAGTATTTGTTTCTTGAGTGATTCAACCTCACTCAATAAGCGGGGTACCTCTGCTTCATACTTCCCACGCAAAGAATTGTATCTCGCTTCTGACTTACGTAGCTGTTCAGATAGATTAGCGATTGTTTCGTTTGGGCCAACCGGTTTTAAATCTGGCTTAGGGTCTTCATCTGGCTTTGAGTCTTCTTTCGACTTAGGGTCTTCATCTGGTTTAAGGTCTTCATCTGGCTTTGGGTCTTCATCTGGTTTAAGGTCTTCTTGGATGTATATTTCCGCGTGTAGTTTATCGGCCGCTTCCGCTGCAGCGGAGACTTGCTTAGGTACTGACATGGTTAATCCTCTTTGAGTTATGGTTTCATCCTATCCATGTCGGATAGGAATTCGGTGTACGCAGACGCACGCGTAGAAAAGTGCGCTTGCAGAACAGGGTCCGTGGTACTCATAGCGGATTTAAGATGGTCATCGCGTTTATCTTCTATTGCTTTAAGCAATATCTTAAACTCAGGAATATCTCTGAGTGTTATACAAGCGCGGTGGTGTTGGTCGGTTTTTATTACATTCATATATTGCCGCTAGGTCCACGCACGGATTGTTGCTGCGGGGCTGCGGCCTGTTGAGGTGAACCTTCCCCTTGGGGATTTGGTGCTTGCTCGGATGCCGCTTGCGCCTGCTGCTGTTCAGCAATCTGTGCAAGTATGGTCTCTTCATCGGGCATAGAATCCTGAACTCGATTGAGTCCAATTCCGCCCGCCACTTCTTTCAAAATCTCACTACGGACACCGGGACCCACAATCTGCGAATCTATCGGGTTGGCCGTAATGTTCAAGAATTCTAGCTGTCTCATACGCTCTGTTTCGCGTTGGAGGGCTTTAGTTACTCCGGTAATACGGAGTTCGATGTCGCCTTTGTACGTTCCCTCGGGTGAGGTCAACGCTAATAGCTCATGTACGTGTGTCAGTGCGGGGGTAAGAATATCCTTGTCCACATGACTAGCGACAGTCTGAATTAATTTCGATGCGTTCTGCATGAGCATGTTCAGTCCACTAGCCGTACGTCCCGCACCTCCACTCGCTCCAGAGCCTTGCATATAGCGCGGGATGCCACTGGCCTCGTCCGTCGCTACATTTAATTGGGAATACACAGAGAGTAGTTCTTGTGCGTTTGATTGTGGTTGGAAGAACCTAACCACCGGTTGATTAGAACCTGTAGGGTCAGACGCAGTGAGCCACCGTTTCCACGGGTATAATTCCATTTCATTGTCCGTCGCCTGCATGCGGTCCATATTCACCTCGACCTGTGGTCCCGATGCCATGGCCATATTGTTGACCAGACTACGCAGGCTTGCGTTCATCACGTCTTCGTAATCCGACAAAATCTCAGGTAAGCCTTGTCCGACACTCGCACCCGGAGTCTTATCATATGAGGTGATGTAGTATATGGGGCGCTCGGAGGTATGTGGGTTGAGCGTAATGCGTATGATACGGCTGTCCACAAGCCATACTCGGCATGAATATTCTGCGGATGGGTCTTTAATCTTCGTAATCCCATAGGTCTGGAGCATACTACCCTGTACATAACCGTGGAATTCTAAGGCGTCAATGGTGTCCGTCTGACTCGTTGGGTCTTCTTTGTTCTCCAAATCACTACGTTCGGAATCAATTGAATCCACCCAATCCGTTAAACCCCCCATACTATACTGCTCCAGTATGGCGTCGATGGCGTCTTTGTTATACCCCTCTAGGTCTCGATATGATGACAAGTCACCCCGCGTTAGTGGTACTCGCTCAATAATCTCACGGCGATGGGGACGAGATTCCCTAGGAGAGAAATAAATATCGAATGGGCTTATCCGCTTCCACACCATTTCTGGCGCAACAACTTTCTTCGCCTTACCATTGACCCACTCCATCTTGGTCCTCATTTCAACAATGGGTCCCTTGAGTACTGCATAAGGGAACACAGGTAAGTCGATGAGGAAATCTGCTAACGCTTCATAGAATCCGCCTTGTACTAGTAAGTCTTGTATACGGTCGCCCTGTTCCTCCGCTTCCTTCTCCGCCGTTTTCCGCTGCTGCTTCTCAATCATCTTACGGAGCGCTAACGTACGTTCAATGACTAACTCCTCAGTTATCTGCATCCCTTCGGATTCTGCTTGGGCAACTTCTGCCTGAACCAACTGGGCAACTAGTTCAATTACCTCACCGGGTAAATCAGGTACCGGTGTTGGCCTTGTGAACCAAGGGCGGTCGGTGGATAAGTAGATATCGCGTAGTAACGCCGTAGCACTACGGCACTTACTCGCTACCACTTTAGAATACACCTTACTACCGCCAAACTTATTTATCTCGTTGAGCTTTTCCGCATCGTACTTCCCGCGATATGCGCGTAAGGCAGAGATTAATAACTCAGAAATCCCCTGTGTTTCCCTTTCATTTCTAAAATGGCTATACTTAGTTCGGACTAAATTGACAATCCCAGATTCAGACATTGGCGTGAGCTTTAGGTTCGCCAGAGCACCTGCTTCCATCGTCTGCTTAGTAGTTTCCGCTGCAGCCTGTGCCTCTGCATCAAGTTGTATAGGAGATTTTACTTGTATCATGGCATCGCCCAGATAGAGGGTATTGTCGGATTAGGTTTCATTATTAACCAATATTAACCGTTGATGAGGATTTATGCAAAGTTTACCCAAACAAATGCCCGTACCGTCGGATACATTTATCTCCGAACTCGCCAGTGAAATCTACCCCGCCGAAGAAGTCGCCTCTCGGCATGGGTACTCCATTGAACAATTATCCCACCTTCTTAACCAAGGGTGGTTCAAGGCGAGACTCAGGGAGGCCAAGGGTGTATGGTCGGCCGACAGCAACGCAACGGAGCGCGTACGTATCAAGGCAGCACTCGCGGCTGAACACACCTTACTCGATATCACTAAGATTATCCAAGATATGGACGCGCCACCCGCATCGAGAATCACTGCACACCAACATATCACTAAGCTTAGTGGTATCGATAATGCCGAAGGCATCCAGTCGAACGATGTGTTCCGTGTAGTCATTAACCTGCCCACCGGTAATCTCGATGTGTCCGCTAGTAAGGCAAAGGTAATTGAGGGGGAGACCGTCGATGAGTAACACCTTCACTTACAACGCACCGGATACCCTCGTCGACTTCTTCACCTCTCCTGCATTCGCCTCGTTCCAAATGGGACCCGTCGGAAGCACGAAGTCCACCGCGTGCATAATGAAACTTTTCGTTAACTCCTGCACCCAACCCCCTGACGCACAGGGTGTCCGCCGTACACAACACGCTATCATCCGTAACACCCGCCAACAACTCGAACAGACCTGCCTTGAACCTGCAAAGGATTTACTCGGCGACCTTGTGATATTTAAGCGCAGCGCGATGACTATCCAAATAAAGGGACTAAAACTCCCTGACGGTACTACCGTTGAGAGTAAATGGCTTGGTATACCCCTCGAAAAAGAAGACGACCAACGCCGACTACTCTCCCTCAACCTACATTCAGCATGGGCTTCGGAATTCAGAGAGCTACGCCCCGACCTAGTGACAGCCGTGATGTCGCGGTTAGGCCGATACCCCTCTCCCGCCGTTGCCAAAGCAGACGGTTTCCAAATGCTCTGCGAGACTAACCCCTTCTCCGAGGGTTCCGATTGGTACAAGCTGCTTGTCCTAGATATCCCTGACGACTGGGCCTTCTTCCGACAACCCTCTGGACTTAGCAAGGAGGCGGATTGGCTTAAGTATCTCCCCGGTGGGCGGGAATACTACGAGCGGTTAATCGGCGGTCATAGTGAAGAGTGGGTGAATGTCCACGTACATGGTGAGTTCGGCGAGGACTTAACTGGTGCGGCGGTGTTCCGACACTCCTTCTCCCCAGAGAGGCACGTTGAGGGTGAAATACTCGTGAACCCACAACTCCCACTCTACATCGGACAGGATTTTGGTCGAACGCCGGCCTGTCTTATCAGTCAAAATAAACTCGAAGGGGGTATCAATATCCTCGAAGAACTAACGGGGGAAGACATGGGCATTGAGGTATTCGCTAAGACTATCCTCCGCCCCAAGCTCATGGAGGAACGATACCATGGACTTAAAGTCTGTGTGATATGTGACCCCGCCGGAGAGTACAAACAGCAAATAGGGGAGAAGTCGATGGCTGACGTTCTGCGTGAGCTTGGCTTTAAGGTGGTGGCTTCGAGTACGAATAACATTGAACCACGTTTACGTAGTGTGGAAGCGATGATGAATGAGAGTTTTGGAGGGAATCCGTCGCTATCAATCGATGCGGGTCAGTGTCCTCTACTGGTCCGAGCACTTAGTCATGAATATAAGTACAAACGATTGAAGACAGGGCGGACAGAAGAGACGCCAACAAAGGACCACCCGTGGTCTGACCTATGTGACAGCCTGCAATATCTCTGCGTTATGCACAACAGTCCTATGATTACTCGTGCATTAGCGCCACCAAGACTCGCACCGCAGGGTAAAGTAACTGCAGCAGGGTGGACATAAAAAACCCCGCCAAGTGACGGGCGGGGAAGACTCAGGACTTAGGAGGCCACATTGAGAGATTTGATAGTACGCTAGGTGTGTGGCGTGGTCAAGTGTTGATGTGTGGTTAGTGTGGGCTGTAGGTGAGGTCTCGCGGGCGCGCGCGAGGGATGCGGTGTGTGACGTACGTACAGGGGGAAAAATGGATTTAGAAAAAATTGTGCGCGGGGTACCTAAGACACCCCGCACCCCCCGCCCCCCATGTCCATGGATCGTGACTGGGAAAC